AAAAAAAAAAGCCATAAAGAAAGGGGAGTGAAATCACTCCTCTTTGTATTTCCATTGATACCCCTTGTACTTTTTAATTTTTCCACTACAACACATTGAAATGCCCGAAAAATGAGCACCTGTCGCGTGTGCTGCTTCATTAAGACTATCAAATGAATTTATAATTTTGCCGTCTTTTAATTGTAAAACAGCTCGTGAATTATGGTGGTTTTTGCCAGTCTTTTGCTTTCTACCAAGAACCCTATATGCGTGTAGAAGGTTCTCACCATCAGTAACCCATTCAAGATTGGCAACGCAATTATTGGTTTTATCACCGTCTATGTGATTTACTTGTGGCAGGTTTTGCGGATTAGGTATAAAAGCATTTGCAACCAAGCGATGAACCTTGAATATATTCTTTCTGCACCATACATTCAAATACCCCTTTTTACTTTTGATTGGCGTTAAAATACGCCCATTTCTAAACCAATACCCTTTGCCGTTCCAGCATTTCTTTGGCAAGGATTTTACCCTACCTAAATTTGATACTTGGTAATCGTTTTCGTACCCTTCAATGTCTTTCCAAATTTCATCCATAATCATTTAGTTAAAAGTTAGTAATAAAAGCAGCCTTTAAAGTCGTGCAAGACTGCCTTTTAATAATCGTGTTGATTTAATTGTTGTAGTTGATCGCCATACAAATTCTCTTATAAACCTGAGTTTTCTCAAATCTATTCAGAACTGATACTTTCTTTGACCCGAACATCAATTCGCCATTTCTGAACTGATATACGTTAATCCAACCGCCTACCGTTCTATGATGGTATATTTTTACTTCTTGATTTTCAGCTATTAGTGTCATAGTCATGCGATTTTAATTAGGTTACACTTCTTGAAGCAACGCCAATCACCGACCTCTGTATCAAAATAGGTCTGTAAGTTATCATTTGGCTTTCTACTTGTACCTTTTGTTTCGGGTACTCTGCTTTCTAAGAGAGTGCCAAAGGCTTGGCGTAACGTGCCGTCTGTCTTTTTGAAATAAAACTCTACTATCTTCACTTTCAAAGCCGCTTTCAGCTTTAAATTAGCCCATGCGCATTTTAATGCTTCACTCATTGAATAACCGTTCTTGTGAACAAAAGACCATGCCATTTGCATTACCTCTTTCATCTGACCTCTAAATGTTGTGCTCATACTCTTATATTTTATGTGTTATATAATATATTCTATTTTTACGCATACAAATATAGACTATATTATATAATTGACAATAATATCACTGTTAATAAAATATAATACGATATATTTTTATAAGGCGAAATTAGATTATAATATATAATGTGTATATTTGCGCCTGAAATCAAACTTATAATATATTATATATGGATTTACGAGTGAAGGAAGTATGTAAAGAGAAAGGTGTTACTCTTGCGGAAGTAGCATCTAAAATAGGTGTGGCTCAAGCGAGCCTTTCTAAAATGTTGGGAGGAAACCCTACTATTGGTACATTAGAAAAAATAGCTGATGCTTTGGGAGTGCCGGTTACTGAACTATTTGAAAAGTCAAACACTGGAGATATAGTAGGCTTTGTTAAAGTAGGCGATACCGTACATGAGGTGAAGTCTGCGGAGGATGTGAAAGATTTAGCCGAGAAACTTTAAATATAATACTATGAAAATTAACAAAGAATTTCTGTTGAAAATATGGCGAGATCCTGTTTGGAGTAAAGTTATATCTGTTGGAGTACTTGGTGTAATTGGTACCATATATGCTCTTTTAGAATCTGCAATGAATAATTCATCTTTTACAGAAAGTGTAATAGATGTTTTAACTATCCAAATAAAGTTGTGGCATATATTAGTTGGAATCATTGTTTTTGTTATTTTTTATTCTATTCGCACTTTGTGTAGGATAAAAACAACAACAAACCGGGAAGGGGTACTACAATATAATTTTTTAGATGAGTGCGAAACAAATTTAAAAGGTTATATATGGAGATGGACATGGAGCAAAATTGAGAATACCTCAAAATATAAAATAACAGATTTGCATCCGTTATGTCCTAATTGTAAAGGTGTGCTAACTATCCCTGTTGTATTCAGTAATTATGAGTGTGGTAAATGTAATTATGAAGTTGAGACACAATATGTTCCGTCCACATCAGTTGTCAAAAAGCAAATAGTAAGTGATTTAAGAAATAAATATCCAAATGAAGCTTTATTTATAGAGAGCTAAACGGAAAGGATCGAGGAAGAACTTGCAGAAATCAAGGAGGAACAAGGGGTAAAGAATGAGCAAATCGGAAATAAGGAACAGAAAAACGTTTCTTAGCCAGAAAAATTACGGGATTTATAATTTTGTAACAAGAGAAATAGAATAATTAGTGGTGACTCTTTGGAGTTGCCGCTATTTTTTTGCTCTTTAAATTGTAAATATTAGAATATAATTTTGAATTATAGAATTATATATGTATTTTTGTCACACGATAATTGAGTAACCAATGAGAATATTTACCGAACAAGCATTAAAAGAATATGCAGAGAACCATCCCGATTCAAAGGTCGCTTTGCAAGAATGGGCTACTATTGTGAAAAGAAGTAAGTGGACCTGTTTTGCTGATATTAAGAAAACGTTTAATAGCGTTGATAATGTAGGTAATCAACACTATGTTTTCAACAAAGGCAACAACTATCGTTTGGTAGTAGTGATTAAATTCACTATTCAGTTTGTGTATATTCGTTTTATTGGTACTCATAAAGAATATGATAGAATAGATTGCGCTAATATTTAGGATTATGACAAAGATAGAAAATCAAGCCCAATATGAATGGGCGGTGAAAAGAGTAGAGGAACTTCTTCCATTAGTGAAAGATGATACTCCTTTGAATGACCCAAATAGCATAGAATTGGAGCTTCTTTCTAATTTGGTTGCTGATTATTCCGAAGAACATTTTGCATTGGGAGAACCAACACTTGTGGATGTTCTTAAACTTCGTATGTATGAAATGGGGCTTAATCAAAAATCACTTGCAAAGTTAGTTGGTGTTAGCCCTTCCCGTCTTAGTGATTATATTTCCGGTAAATGTGAGCCCACTTTGAAGGTAGCCAGGGAAATAAGCAGAAAGTTGAATATTGATGCTAATATAGTATTAGGTGTATAAGGAAAGATAAGTAAACTTTTTTATGTTAATAAACATTCAACAAAATATTGCTGGGTGTTTTTTATTGAGTAGATTTGTACTCTAATTTTTTTTGAATCAAAAAGAATGGAATATGGCAAAAAGAACCATTGATAGCAAAGATACAATAAGCACTCTTATTATCAGTAAACCTGAATTTAAGAAACAACTTGAAGATAGAATTAACATTGGTAAGGAATTACTTGCTACTGCTGTGAAAACAGTGAACAGTTCTCTTTACTATGGAAGAAGACAACAATCCATCGAGTATGATGAAAAAGAAGAAGAAGATTTCTTTTCTGCTTATCACAAATGGGATGATTTTAATACTGATTTCTTAAAACGTACTTTTAATAACAGTGAAAATGAGTATAAAAAAGAATATGAAAATGCTTGTCATTTAGGAAATATATTTGGCTCTGACGATGTTGTAGGAGATCAGAAAAAAACTATTAAACAAAAAATAGGTAAGCTGGAAAGTATTATCGAAAGATTAGTAATAATACCATGCGATAAACAAGAAGAAATAATTGATACACAAAACAGTACACAACTAAGCAATAAAGTATTTATTGTTCATGGGCATGATTCCTTGATGAAAGAAACAACAGCTCGTACTTTGTCTAAACTTGGATTAGATCCAATAATTTTGCATGAACAACCAGACGGTGGAAGAACAATTATAGAAAAGTTCGAAGAAAACAGTTCTGAAGTTGGTTATGCCATTATTCTATTAACAGCTGATGATGAAGGGAAAGCTAAAAAAGAAATTGATATGAAGGCACGAGCAAGACAGAATGTCGTTTTTGAAATGGGTTATTTTATCGGAAAGCTGGGAAGAAATAAAGTTTTATTATTATTAGAAAATGGAGTTGAAAAACCGGGTGATTTAGATGGAGTTGTTTATACCCCAATTGATGCTAACGACGGTTGGAAATTAAAATTGGTAAAAGAATTAAAAGCGTGTAAGTATAATGTAAGTGCAGATAATATTTAGTACAAGTACAATAGACACATATATTGGATATACGTAACTCCAACTTTCTGTTTTATTATTTTACCAAATCATTTTTAGTAAAGAATGCTCAAAATAAAAAAGAAAAGGAACTCTCTCCCAGTGTAGATTACTGTTCTGAAAAGCTATCAATATCACATTCCAATATAACGACCTCCGCCTGATGGGTGTAGAGGTTGTTTTTCTTTTCAGTGTTATTATTGGTGTTCTATTATTTGGTTCTTTGAATCTTTTTAATGTTATTTCTCCACAATCTCTTCTTGGTGAATCCTACACCATATAATTATTTCCCTCCTACTAACTTCCTCCTTACTTTATATACCGTATTTACGACAATGGATTGATTGTCGTGAATGGGAAGCCTAAATATTTATCAATCATCTGTATTGGTAGTATTTTTACTTCCGCAAATTGAATCTCAAATTTTAATTCATACGGTATGAATATTCAAGAACTTATTTTGGCAGGACTGCAACAGAAATTCACTGGGGTGGACACTGCTATCTTAACCCGAATTGCCACAAAGAAGGCAGAGGGTGTAACGGACGAGATAAAGGTAAACTCAATCGTTGAGGGTATCAGCTTTTCGGACGTGTTAAATTCCTATGGCGATTTCCGCGCCGGGGATGCCTCAAAAACCGCAGTTACCAACTACGAAAAGAAGCATAACCTTAAAGACGGTAAGCCAATCGAGACTACCACAACCATCAAAACGGAAGAAAATAAAGACGATGTGCCTGCATGGGCACAAGCCTTAATTGATTCCAATAAGAGCCTTTTGACGGAGGTTTCCACCTTGAAGCAAGAAAAGGCGCAAGCCACACGTAGCCAGCAGATTTTGGCAAAGGCAAAGGAGTATGGTATTCCCGAAAACTACGCCAAACGATGCGCCATTAAGGACGATGAGGACTTGGACGCATACTTCAAGGACTTGAAGCAGGAGTTCGCAAATGACGGCTTCAAAGGCGTAACCCCTCCCGAATCAGCAGAACAGAAGATTGAGAAGGAAAACGAATCAATCGCCGGGATGATTTCGGAAGGAACAAAAACTATTGTTGAATCTAAAAAGTAAATTTTATGGCAGCAGGTACTAAGTATAACTTGACCCCGGAACACAAGCCGGAAGAGTTTTACCGTGTTGAAACGGGTGTCAGAAAGAGCGGCCCTTGGAAGTTGGATATTACCAACCTCGTTGTGGGTTCGATTCTTCCTGTATTCACTCCGATACAAGCGGACTTGAAGAAGCGTACTATCGTTCCCGTTCGCAACTTTAGAGTAGTGGAAGCCTACACTACCGGAGATACAGCCTTGTCTATTAAAGTAGAGAAGGGTTCTTTGGCTTATGTAGGTATGTTCATCGGAAGCGGAAAGAAAGGTGCGGAGGTAACAGCGATTGACAAGACCAACAAAGCCTATGACGTATTGACTATCAAGGCGGCTTTTGGCGAGGATGTCGCCAAGGATGCGGTTCTGTTTGAAGCCACCGCGGTAGGTGGAACTGTGAAGAAGAACACCTCTAACTTCGTTCTTTTCGATGAAAAGAAAGTGGAAGATGACGGTCCGGTTCTTTGCACCCTCTTGATGCAGGCTTACGAGGTGAAGGAATCCAAACTTCCGATGCCTATTCACGAACTGGACAAGGTAGGTCTGACCTCTCGCTTCCAGTTTGAGTATTAACCATTTAAAAAGTAGAGTTATGAATCTGACTATACAGACTTTATTTTCCGACCCTATGATTGTGAACGCGGTTATCGACCGTGTTTTGCAAACGAGACAGGATAGAATCTACTGGCAGCAGTACGGTCGCTTCGTTGAAACCAAGACCCGTGTGTTCAAGACATACTTGGGAACGGTTACAGGTGTAGTGGCTGGTTCTATCATCGGGAAGAACGACCAAAAGCCCATCCGTGAAAGACGTTCGCTCGGAAGTGGCTACACTGAAATCGCTTATTTGGGCGACCGCTATCAGATGGATATTGAAAGATTGTCCCAGTTGCAGGATATTCTCGACAAGTTCAATGCCGCCAATACAGCCGACCAGCGTACCATCTTGAACGAGATTATTGACTTCATCTATGACGATTACCGCCAAGTCCTGCTCGCTCCGCACAAGCGTATGGATATTATTGTCGGTGAGTTGTTGATGACAGGTAAAGCTACCGTTCATTTGGCCGACAACAAAGAAAACATCGAGTTGCTCGATGTTGATTTGCCGTTTAAGTTCCTTACTCCCGAAGCTGCCGCAAAGAGCAAGTTTGTTACTTACTTGCAGCAGGAGCTTGAGAAGTTGAAAGCCAAGTATGGTGTGTTCCAGAAGATGATTATGTCGCGCGGAACATTCGTGAAGAATATCATCGGTTCAAGCGAGTTTGGGGACAAGTTTAAGATGCAGCTCTCTGCTAACGAAATGTATCTCTCTACCGGGCTTATATCTTCTGCGTTGGCTTCTAACATCTTTACTGGTATCGGGCTTCCTGCTATCGAAATCAAGGAGGATTACGTGGAAACACAGAACGGTGAGAACGTACAGATTTACGCGGACGACCATATCACTCTGTTGCGTAGCGATAATGTGCTGCGTATGCGTCACCACCGTCCTTACGTGATGACCGACCCCGTTCCGGGACGTAACTACTCGCAATCGGAAGGACAGATGTCTATCTGCAACTATCGTGACGAGGAAGGTAGATACATGGAGTACACCGCCGAGTGGATTCCTGAGTTCATCGCTCCGAACAAGATTGTGAACATCGACCTTTCAACGATGAACGTATAAAAAAACGGAAGGGTGGTTTCCTGCCCTTCCATTGTATAATTTTTAAATCAGTAAAGAAATGAAGAATTTTATTTTTGCCATGTGTGGCTTCTTGATGATGTCTTTGGTTTCGCTGGGCGTACAGGCATCGAGCGTTAGTGAACGTATTCCGTGTAAATCAGAACTGGCTGCGGTTGATGTCGGCTTGCCGGACATTCAGTTTATTACTTTGGAAGTTGTTCCTGCTGATTGCGTTGTGCTGACCGCTCCACAGCCTGTCTTTATGATTGCTGACACTCCGGCTGCTCACATGACTATCACGGCAACACAAGGGGAACAGGTTTCAGTTCCTAAATGCCCGTTCCGGTACGTGTTCAAGTCGAAATATTTGACCCATTACAGCTATACCGCATATAGTAAACTGATTACACCCTGCTAACATGACGGTAAACGAATACATATCACAGAAGTTCCAGTCTTTTGGCATTAACTTGTCGGAAGCTGACCTTTTGGATATGTGTCTGAATGCGAAGATAAGCGGAGAGGATGAGATGAACGAGGATTGTCACGGTCGTGTCTCCGTGGCGATTGCGAAATTCATCCCCTCTCTATTGCTTCGTGCCACTTCAATCAGTGAAAGCGGTTTCTCGATGTCTTGGAATATTCAAGGTATCAAGGACTACTATTCATTTCTGTGCAAGCAGTACGGATTGAAAGACGAGTTAAGCAACAAACCCAAAGTGACATTCTTATGATATTCGCTCCCCATATATTGCAGGTAAAGGTTATCACTCCTATGGAAAAGGATGAGTTCGGCAGACCTATTCCCGGAACTGGAGGTGAAAGTTGGCAGGAGGTATGCAAGTGCCGTTGTGATGATAACACTACCAAAGAGTTTTCATCTGATAACGGCTCTGTGTATCGTCCGAATTATCATGTAGTATGTGAGAAAAGAATTACTGTCAAGGCTGGCGATGAAGTACGTTGCATGGATGGTGATGGCGTAAGAGGTCAAGGCGAAGTCTACACGGTAAAGAGTACAAACTACTTTAACTACTCGGAATTATGGATGTAGATTTCGATTTCTCAGATGTCGACTCCTTTTTCGATGAAGGAGAATGGGAGGTCGAAAAGAAGATGATTGATGTGGGGGATGAAGCCGTGAAGTACGCAGAGGAACATGGGGATTATCAAGACCATACACTCACTTTGAGAACGTCCAATGATTACGATGTCGATAAGGATGGTTTGACATTGAAAAACGAAGCGGAATACGCATCATTCGTAGAATCTAAAGGGTATGATGTTTTGAGTAGTGCTGCTTTATATGCGGAGAAACAATTAAAAGAAGAATTTGAAAAATGAAAAAGTATATTGGAACAAAACAGATTGAAGCTGAACCTATGACATTGGGTGAAGCTTGCAGTAAAGGCTTGGTAAAAAGTGAAATAGAAGAGAATGAGTCTTATAAACTAGGATATCACACTCGTACTGAATATGGCTATGAAAGTTGGTCACCCAAAGAACTGTTTGAAGAATCATATCGAGAAGTCAAGGAAGAAATTCCTATCTGTTTCGGTGATGCTATAGAAGTTTTGAAACAAGGTGGCGCTATCCGTAGAAAGGGCTGGAACGGGAAAGGATTAATGGTATTCAAACAGGTTCCAGCTCATATAGAGAGTGAAGTTATTCCAAAGATGCAATCTCTTCCGCAATCAGCAAAAGACCTTATTCTGAAAGGCAAAGGTTTCATTGACTATACGAGTCAATGCCTTATTTACAACGAGAACACCGGGCGTGCTGATTCATGGGTTCCGTCTATTAGCGATGTATTTGCCGAAGATTGGGAGATTGTAGAGTGATAGTAACTACCGACATAGGAAACATTCTCTACCGGGATTGTAAAGCTTTCGGGATAGATATAGTACCGGACGGGGAAACTCTGAAAGGTGAATTAAAGTCCGAAAGAATCGTTATCCACACGAAGAAACAACAGCCGGGAAAGTATTGGAAAAAATCTTTCGTAGAAGTGAATCTATGTGTACCCGATTTGAGTGAGAATGAGGCAAACACCATACGCCTTAACGAGCTTGAAAGGCAAGCTGTGAAACTATTTGACGATGTAGTAAGTACCTATGACGGTACAACCTATCGTTACTCTATCGAATCAATTGGCACGGAAGCGGATACAGCTTTGAAATGTCATTATGTGAATGTAAGAATTTTATTTGAAGTAATAAATGTAAAATTATAAGATTATGATTTCAGCAGTAGGAATTAAAAGAATCTTGTTTGCCGACATCTCTAAGATTACGGCAGACATTACCCCCGAAATCGCAAAGACTCTAATCCAGGCGGCTATTACCGCTAAAGATGAAGTATCAAACGTGCACGGGGAAACGTGGCAGATTGAAGAAACAGAAGCGTCTGTCACGGGGTATAAAAATCAATTGAATGGTCAGAACTACCGTTATGACACAACTCCCGGCGATATTACTCCGGCTTTCTCTATTGGTCAGTACGATTGGAAAACTAAAGCGGCTCTCATGGGCGGTTCCATAGTTGAAACAGGGGAAGAAGGAAGCAAAGTCGCGGTAGGTTGGAAACGTCCTCTGACAAAAGAGATAATCAATAAGGCTCTTTTCTGTCTGACGGATGATAATGTATGGTTCATTTTTCCCAATGCCCAGATTGTAGCCCGTGAAGCGAATACAGACAAGGCAATTGCCATTGCTGTTCGTGGATTGGTTCAAACTCCTAAGATAGCAGGGGTAGCTTCTGAATATAACTATGAGGAAGATGCTATTAAGGCATTGACAGCGTAAGTTTTAAGGTAACAGATTGTTTTCGGATGGCGGTGGGTGGTTGCTCACCGCCTTTTTAATTTAAAGATATGAATCAAGCGTCTAAAATTGTGTCCGATGCCCTGCTGGGGATGGACTTCAAAAATGTAGAGATAGGTGGAGTAGTCTATACCATCAAGCCGCCTACTATCAAAGTTATCTGTCGTGCCATTCATCATTTCTCCAATGTCGGTATGGAGGGAGATAATATTGTAGAGGCAATCAAGGAACTTCCCGAAGTAACCGAAGATATGCTGAAAGGCGTTTCCTGCTTCATCTGCGGCAATGAGGACTTGGCTAAGGCTTTGGAAAACGGGACTTTTGACGAAATTAAGAATGGCTTGGAAACCTGTTTCTCCATGATGGATATTTCGGCTTTTCAGTGTGTCAGCTCGATGAGGAACGTGTCGATGCTGGCAGCAAGACCGAAACAGTAGGAAACACAACGTTCTTCGGGCAGATAGCCCATTTGATTGACACGCTTCATTTGAGTTATACAGAAGTGTTTGAGGTTATCCCTTATAGGAATCTGTTGATGATGCAACGGGATAAACTTCATACCGTAAGTGGTCAAAAGGTGAATAGAATCAGCGGTAAGGAATTAGCTAATCGTAGGAAAAAGAAATAGATATGGCGAAATTATATTTTAAGGTAGGTAGCGACTGGGAAGAAGTTGTAAGGCTCCGTAATGAAATTGCAAAGTTAAAACAAGAGTTAATGAGCATGGATGGCACGCAATCTCCTGCTGCTTTCAAGGCTTTAAATGTTCAACTTGCTGCATCTAATCAACGAATGGATGAACTGGTTAATGAAGCCGCCAAAGCTGGTGCGGTCATGGAGAGTAGCTTCAAGAAGAAGATTTTCGATGCCTCGCAAACCGTAAACGGATTCACAGAAAAGATCATTGCTCAAAAAGCGGTTGTTAAGGATATTGAAACCGATGTAAAACGTCTTGGTGATGCCTATCGTATCACATTAAAACGAAATCCTCTTGCTGCAAGTGGGAAGTTGGAAGAATATAACGCTGCCCGAAAGGCTTTAGATGAAGAAAAGGCGGCTTTATTTGGATTAACCCAGCAACAGGCAGAAGCACGTCTTTCCGTAAAGAAACTTCGGGATGAATACGCCCTTTACAAGGATGACGCAAAAGAGGTTGTAGAAACTAATAATGGTATTGCTATTTCTTGGAAGAAAGCCTTGGCGGTTATCGGTGGCGCTGGTGTACTGAAAGCATTAGGTTCTGAAATGATTCGTGTACGTGGCGAGTTCCAAGCTGCTGACACTGCTATTGGAACTTTATTGGGAAACAAAGAGAAAGCCAATGCCCTCATGTCACAAGTTCGTGAGTTCGCTAAAATTTCCCCGCTTGAGTTTTCTGATGTAACAGCAGCTACGCAGATGATGCTTGGTTTCAACATTGAAGCCGAGAAAGTTCCCCGTTATCTACAAGCTATTGGCGATGTTTCTATGGGGAACACACAAAAGTTTAATTCTATGACTTTGGCATTCTCTCAGATGTCCGCTGCCGGTAAACTGATGGGTCAAGACCTCAATCAGATGATTAATGCAGGATTCAATCCTCTGCAAATCATGTCTGAAAAGACCGGTAAGTCTATCGCTACCCTCAAAGATGAGATGTCTAAAGGGGCTATTTCCGCAGAAATGGTTCAGCAGGCATTTATAGATGCTACTTCCGCCGGTGGTCGATTCTATCAGATGTCCGAAAACGCTTCAAAAGAGATAAACGGTCAGCTTTCTATGATGCAGGATGCGATGGATAGTGTTCTCAACGAGTTAGGTGAGAAATCGGAAGGTGTAATTATGGACGGCATTCAAATGACTACTTCTTTGATTGAAAACTACGAAACAGTCGGCAAGATACTTGCTGGATTAGTAGTTACTTATGGCGCATATCGTACTGCTGTGATGCTTACTACTATCGCAACGAGCAAACACACGATAGCCGAGATAGCCCTTACTAATGCCCGTGTACTGGCACGGAAAGCACAAATGGCTCTCAATGCGGCAATGCTTACCAATCCTTATGTTTTGCTGGCGACTGCCGTTGTAGGGCTTGGTGCGGCCATGTGGACTTTCCATGATTCCGCAACCGAAGCCGAAAAAGCACAGAGAAGGTTTAACGAACAGCAAGAAGAAGCTAAAAAACAAGAGGAAGAACACAAGCAGAAAATTGATTTCCTTGTACAGAGTTCCCGTGACATGGCTTTGTCTGATTTACAAAGAGGACAGAGCTTGGCGGAGTTGAGAAAAGAATACCCAAAGATATTCGCTCAATACGACATTGAAACCATTAAACTTGCTGATATACTCAAATTAAAGCAGCAGATTGCAGAGGAAGATGCAAAACGTGCCGGAGAAAAACAAGCCAAAGAATTTTCTAATATTGAATCTGAAATCAAATATTACGAAAATTTACTAAAATCTCTTTCCGGCCAGCAAGGTGTTGATGGATATGTGAAGAAGATGAAAGAATTGCGTGCTATGCGTGACGTTATGTTACAAGACAAGGGGAAAGGCATTTCAGAGCAATTCATATCCAATTTGAACAATGTTGATGTAAAGGAATTTGACCGATATATTTCCGAACTTGAAAGGAGAATCAAAGGAAAGGGTGATAATGGAACCATCAAACTCCGTTTGCCTATTGATGTAGAGGGAACTTTGTCAGATGAAGCAATCTATAATGTCAAAGACATAAAAACACTCATAGATACTGCAAAATCTGCCAAGCAAACCCGTATTGATTCAGAGAAAAACAAAACTACTTACAAACAAGACTACGATAAAGCCAAGAAAGAGTGGGAAGATGCCAAAAAGAAACTCTCTGAAATAGAAAAGGACAAATCCAAGTTTACCTCAAAGCAGTATGAAGAAGCTAAGAAACGGGTAGAAACAACTGAAAAATCCTATAAAAATTTAGGTGGTATCACTGGTAGTTCTTTAACCAAGCAGGAAAAAGCTGCTGAAAAGCAAAAAAAAGAACAAAAAAAGACAGCCGAACAACTTCTTTCACTTCGCCGTCAGAACCAACAGGATGAAATCAACCTGATGAGAGAAGGCACAGAAAAGAAGTTGGAACAGATTGACCTTGATTATCAGAAACAGATTGATGCGATAAGAAAACAGGAGGAAGAATGGAGCAAAGCTGGTAACGGTAAGCTGACCGACAAGCAGGCACAGGAAATCTCGGAAGCTTATGCCAATGCCGAAAGTATGAGGGATAAAGATATTTCCGATGTAACTGAAGGACAGCTGAAAGCCGAACAACAGGCTTTGAACGACTACTTGAAAGAATATGGCACGTTCCAGCAGCAGAAATTGGCTATCGCCCAAGAGTATGCGGAAAAAATAAGGAAAGCACAGGAAGAAAACGGTGTTAATAGTGCACAAGTAAAGTTACTGGAGAAACAACGTGATGTTGCCATACAGAACAAGGAAACAGAAGCCATAAAAGCCAATATAGATTGGGTTACTGTGTTCGGTGAGTTTGGTTCCATGTTTTCCGACATGGTAAAGCCTGCCTTGGACGAAGCTAAAAAATACATCCAAACCGACGAGTTCAAAAACTCCGATCAGGCAAGTCAGAAATCATTGATTGACGCCATCAGCCAGATGGAAAAGTCTTTGGGTGGTGCAGGTGGGGTGAATTTCAAGAAACTGGGGGAGGATGTAAAAGCCTATCATACAGCCGAACAAAACCGTATCAATGCCATAGAGATTGAAACAGCCGCTTTGGAAAAACTAAAGAAATCACAGGATGATTACGCCAAAGCACAGAAGAGTGGAACAGAAGAAGAAAAGCAGGTTACAGCGAATGCCCTTGATATAGCACGACAGAATGCTGACATTGCATCCGCCAATGTAAAGACACAGACGGATATCGCCAATCAGGCCCAGCGTAATGTGACTGATACCGCCACCAGACTGAAAGCAAGCATGGAAAATTTGTTGGGAGGCTTGCAGCAGATTTCATCCGGTGGATTATATAACGCGTATAGCGGAATTATCAAAACCGTGAACGGATTCAAGGATGTCATAGGAAAAACGTCAGAATCTCTTAAGGAGGTCCCCATTGTCGGATGGATTCTGTCCATCATTGACGTACTCAAAGACGGATTGAGTGATCTTGTCGGTGGTCTGCTTGATGCTGTTCTGAACGCGGTCAGTGGAATTATCGGTGATGTCTTGTCAGGGGATTTGTTTGTCACAATCGGCAGGTCATTGAGGGACGGCATAGGAAACATCCTGAACGCGATCTCATTCGGAGGCTTCAACTCTCTGTTTGGAATAGGTGGAAACGCCAAGGAAGTACAGGAAACGATAGACAGGCTGACGAACAGGAATGAAACTTTGCAAACGGCCATCGAGGATCTGACTGACGAGATGAAGGCAAGCAGGGGAATGAAATCGGTTGAATCTTACAAGGAAGCTGTAAAATATCAGGAGGAAGTCAATAAAAACTATCTGCAAATAGCAAAGGAGCAAGCCGGATATCATAAGAGCCACGGCAGTTGGCAGCATTATCTGAAATGGACGGATGAAATGCTGGAACACGCAAGAAAAGCTACCGGTATGCAGGATTTCTCCGGCACTGATTCCTTGTGGAATCTGACCCCCGAACAGATGAAGGCTCTACGGTCGGACGTATGGTTATGGGATATCATGGAATCTTCCGGTAAGGGAGGTTACGGTGAGCGTGTTACCGACAAGCTGGATGATTATATAGAGCAGGCAGGAAAACTGGAAGAACTGACCGACAGTCTTTATGAGGGCTTGATCGGAATGTCATTCGATTCCATGTATGACAGTTTTGTAAGCAGTCTGATGGATATGGAGAAGAGTGCGGAGGATTTTGCTGATGACATATCCAAATATTTCATGCAAGCGATGCTGTCAAATGCCATCGGTGAACGGTTTAGTGACAAACTGAGGGCATGGTATGATAAATTCGGTGAAGCCATGAAGGATGATGGTACGCTTGACAATAATGAGCGTAAGGAGCTGATGGATGAATACATGGGTTATGTGGACGAAGCCATGAAGCTCCGTGACGAACTTGCCGCAGCAACCGGATATGATAAGATTTCGCAAGAATCAACATCCCAGTCAGCTTCATCCAAAGGTTTTCAGGAAATGAGTCAAGATACTGGCGAAGAGTTGAACGGTAGGTTTACAGCATTGCAGATTGCAGGAGAAGAAATAAAGAATCAGAATATTATTCAATCTCAATCACTTAATCTACTAACAGTAAAAGCAGATGCTCTACTTTCCATAGATACGGAAACAAGAAATATTGCTGATGATACGCGGGATTTGATAGCGCAATCCTATCTTGAATTGGTACAGATTTCAGAAAATACAGGGGCAATCGTCAAACTTATTCAACAGATGCAAAGAGATATAGCAGAAGTTAAAAAGAATACAGCAAAATTATAGTCTATGGATGAATTATTAATTAATGGCGAAAACGCTTATACAACATGGGGTGTGAGAATGGGAGAGGGGTTTCTTGATGTTATTGGGGCATCCGCTCCCATGAAGGATTTTATTGAGAACAAAAGCCGACTTGAACATGGGAAGCGGGTAATAATCAATAATCCGAAAGTCGATGAGAGGGAAATAACACTTTCTTTTACAATTGAAGGAAATTCCCAATCTGATTATCAAGCAAAGAAAAAAGCTTTCTTCGATGAACTTTATAAGGGCAAGGTTGATATTCAAGTCTCGGCTAATAGTAGCGAGATTTATCATCTGGTTTATCTCGGTAAAAGTATCACTTACGCACAGAGTTTAGACCGAACTTTCGGAAAAATTTCAGCCAAGTTCAATGAGCCGAATCCGGCAAACAGAAGCTAATTCACGACATTGGTTTTATTGTCGTGTATGTGAGTGCTCAAAATTGGGTACTCTTTTTTTTATCTCCGAACTTTGAAGACATGAAACAAATCGACATCAAAGACATATCCGGTGCTATCCAGCTTACAACTCTGATCAATGAAGGCTGCAAGCGTAAGTTCACTCTGATGAAGGAGGACTACATCATGTTAAAGTTCTCCTTAGAGAATCCCATATATTTTAAACTTGGCTCATACGTGGAGTGTGACTTCGGACTGTTCGAAGTGTGCGATTTGCAGAAGCCCGCATTCAACACCAATACCGCCGGCTACGACTATGAGCTTCAGCTTGATGCCTATTATTGGAAATGGAAAAACAAAATCTTCAAATATACCCCGGAGACGGCCGGACAGGAGGCGTCCTGGAACCTGACTGCCCCGCTTGACGTACAAGCCGGTATAGTCCTGAGAAATTTAAAGGCTCTTGGTTACACATACAAAGGACAGGATTTTGTTTTCTCCATTGACAGTACGGTAGAGAACAAATCACAACTGATGTCTTATGAGAACATCAACATTTTGGATGCCTGTTTCTCTATGGCTAAGAAGTGGGATTGCGAATGCTGGATAACAGAGAATATAATTCATTTCGGGCGTTGCGAGTCCGGCGACGCGGTGGACTTCGAGATCGAGAAAAACGTGCAGGAAATGCCACGATCCGAATCCCAGTCCACCTATGCGACAAGAATCTATGCTTTTGGCTCAACAAAGAACATCCCCTCTAACTACCGTCCGGTTGATGAGACCGTGGTTGTGAACGGTGTGGTGCAGCGCAGGCTGATGTTACCTGAAGGAACTCCGTACATAGACGCTTATCCCAATATGACCACCGAGGAAGCCATTGAACAGGTGGTTATGTTCGATGAAGTCTATCCCCGAAGAACGGGCATCATGTCGGATGTTACTACCAAGGAATATACTGAAACCAACGAGGACACCGGAGAGGTGACAAAGTGGAACGCTTACCGGTTCAAGGACACGGGGATAACTTTCTCCAAAGATTATATACTTCCCGGAGAGGAATTAAAAATCACCTTCCAAAGTGGGAAACTGAACGGAATGGTGTTCGCTGTCACCTTTTTTGATATTGGAGAAACGACCGATGATGATGGAAATCCAAACACCGAACAGCTTTGGGAGATTGTCCGTAACGAGGATTACGGACGCCCGTTGCCTGATAAAGTAATTTCACCCGAAAATAGTGATACCTACATCTTATCGGGATGGGATTCTACGAAGATAGCCGAGCTTGGGTTGGTTTCTGCTGCCGAAGAAGAATTGAAAGGAGAAGCCGAAAAGTATGTTACCAAGTCCAAGACAGACCCCAACACTTACAACTGCAAGATGATGTCCGACGACGCATACTGCGAAGACGGCATACATAATCTCTATGGTATAGGTCAGAGGGTTAATCTTATCAACAAAGCCTATTTCGATAACGGAAGGAAGTCAAGGATTATTGGATTTGAATTCAATCTTGACTATCCCTTTGACTCACCTGTCTATACTGTTGGGGAAACCGCCTCCTATTCTCGTATCGGCGAGCTGGAGGAGAAGGTTGAGAGCCTTACCCTGAAAGGACAGACCTATACGGGCGGTGGTGGCAGCGGCGTGTATGTGATTGGAAGCCACGACTCAACCCCGGCGACAGACCATAACGTGTATTCCGCATTACGCTCGTTGAAAACTTTTCTTCGTAAAGATAAAGAAGATATCGCTAATGAGCTGATCACGTTCCTGAAAGGTTTTTTGGTTGGTAAGAATGGTAGTGGAATTACTGTACTGGAAGATGGTACCTCTCAAGCCGTTGTTGACCGGCTTTATGTGAAGATTAAGGCTGTCTTTGATGAACTTGAAGTGAAAAAGAAAACGCATGTTGGTGGTGAACAGATCATATCTCCGGCCGGAATGAAGTGTGTCCGTGTGGAGGAACTTGATGAGAGCTACCGCTGTTTCTTTTTGTCGGAAGTCGATGGAGTGACAATCAATAACGAATTTACAGTCGGTACATTAGCATTAGCCCAAGAATTTAACATTAAAGAAGGAACATCTCACAATGTATCCAACCGCTACTACTGGCGTGAGGTGACAGGTGTAGGATCTGACTATATTGATTTGAGCAAAACCAATGCCGATAAGGACAGTGATATCCCGGTTGCCGGTGATGATATTATTGGTTTGGGACACTTGACGGATATCACCCGTCAGGCAGCTATAATCCTTTCTTCTGTTAATGAAACTTCGCCTTCCATTATTTTCTATCAAGGTATCAACTCTTTCTCTCTTGCCGGGAAAGAAGTCATCGGGTTGGGCTTTGACAAGTCCACCGGACACGCCTATATCAATGTGTATGGTGATGCCTATATCGGTGCCAAGGATGAGAGCACTTACATCCGTTATACACAAAAAGGCGGTGTTGATATCAAGGGTATGTTCCATATCGAGCAGGGTTCTACCGGATGGCGTAACATGGAAGGGCTTCCGGATGAGATACAGGCGGCGGCTGATCTGGCCCAAGAGGCCAAAGATGCGATAGACAATGCGGCTGTCGGAAGTGTCAATCTGTTGCGTAACTCCGGGTTTACTGGAGATTATGAGAGTGAAACATTGTCCTCTGATACTCAATTGTCTGCTGATACCGATTTGTATAGTAAACAATTAAAGTATTGGACGGGAGTGGCTACCGTATCCTCGGACAGTGCTGCCGGCTCCGGGTACTCTGCCGCAATCGGTAGTTTGTCCCAGTCCGTATCATTGATTAAAGGAGAAAGTTATGTTATCAGTTATAAAGCAAAAGGTACGTCTGTGTCTGTTTCGTGCGGTGATTTCAGCACAACTCAGCCTCTTACATCCGGTTATCAAAGATACACTTTCAAGTTCGCATTTAACGGTACAGGTATTTTTATGCTTAGCGGTACCGCAACCGTTTGTGACCTTCAATTAGAGCGTGGAACCATTGCCACAGACTGGAAACCGTCCATTTTGGATAACGACAAGTCCATGGCCGGTTTCCAGTCAATCAATTATATCGCCAGTGCGATCAAGGATGGATCTGTGGATATTCTTGGCGGTCTGATATTGGCCAATATGATCCAACTGGGTAATTACAAGAATGGCAAGTTACAGAAGGTCACCGCCGGAGTTAGCGGCATATACAATGACGATGATGATGTGGCGTTTTGGGCAGGAGGAAAACTTGAACAGGCGATTCTGACTGTAATGAGGTTCCGTAATGATCCTGATTACCGGCCTACGGATGAAGAATGGGCGAATATGGCGAACTTCGTTGCCACTCATGGTGGCGATACGTTCCTTCGTGGCTATATTTATGCCTTGGGTGGTAAGTTCCGCGGTGTGGTTGAAGCCTTGGGCGGATTTTTCCGCGGAAAAGTAGAAACATCTGTTGACGGGAAACGCATTGTCATTGATCCGAATAAAAATACTCTTGAAATGTACACGACTGAAGGACATGCCACCTTGATATTAAGGTTCGACACATCATCGGACGGATGGGAATATGGTGATTTGATTTTGCGGAAATATGCAGGGGACCAATTGATACTAGAAACGACTGTATATCCGGAACGTATCAGAATACAGAATTATGTAGAAAATACGGATATTATTCTTAATCCCAATAACGTATCCTTTTATGGTTCCAACGGCGAAATGCTGCTGGTCGGGATGAAACCGATATACAACGGGGTGAATGTGTATAAGCATGTGGCCAATATTGATTGCAGTAATTGGCCGGGGAAAGATGATGTTTCGTCAGGTCAGGTATATGTGGAATATGAGACAGTAGAAGGAGTCGTGACAAACGGGACTTTAAAAGTAAAGAAGTGATATGGAACTGAATAGTATTAATAAAACGGGAACTTGGAGCGAAGCGGCAGACCGTCTTAACAACAACTTTAGCAAGACGTCCGCCGAAGTGGAGAAGGTCAAGCAGAACGGCATCCGCAACAAAGGCTTGTTCTCTAGTCTTAAATTGCTGGAAGAGGCTGTTCCATCTCCTGTTGTGGGTGACTGGGCTATTGTGGGGGATACCATACCGGGCCCTATATATGAATGCAAGATAAAGGGGAAATGGAGTCCTACAGGCACGACAGGAGGTGGCGGAAGTGTTGACTTGAACGGATACCTGACAGCCGAGGAGATAAACGATGTAACATCAATATTATAAGAGTTATGATAAGAATTAATTATCAGTCCGATTTTAAAATCATAGAGAAGAGCCTGAATGGAGATATAAATACTCCCTTCCGATTTACTTACCGCACAGTCCTGTCGGGGTGTGTCGTTGCGGAGTTTGACGGGCACGGGTACAAGAACTGCCGCAGGCTTGATGATGGTGGTCTGTTGGTCATTTTTGACAGGCATGGACTACGTCCCGGTGCTCTGTCGGTCAAACGCGAATACTATCTTTCCGATGCTGATTTTGCCGATGGCATCTGCAATCTTGTATCGGTGGAGAATACAGGTGTTATCCTCGTTGCCGGAAAGACGGATGAGAGCACGGCGGAGATCATGTCCTATCCGGATTATGCCGCATACAATGCGGTGCAGAGCGTCCCTCTGTCAGAGAGGGAGTATGATGATGTGCTGAGTGATTTTGTACCTCCTCTGCCACCGGAAGAGAAATAATGATTTAATAGTTAAATAAATAGTTACATAAAATAATAATAGCTTAAGTTCCCCCGGAACTTAGGCTAATAACAGGAGATATTATGGTAAAAATGCATAAACTGACCAAGGGTGGACAAACCATATTCCCGGCTACCATCTATGATGCGGTGGTCAACCCCAATACACGAAAGAGTCTGGCTATGGAACTAGCTGAATTAGCTCCAAATGACTCCCTTTCTAATTATGTGATGAAACTTGTTGATAATTCCACAACGTTGTACGACAAGATTGTGATAAGAGATAACGTCAAGATTATTGCCGGAACAAAAGAATATGTAAATGACAGTGATTATCTTTGTATTGAGGTCAGTAGGGAGGACAGTCCGGCGTTTATTCTATTCAAGGATATTTTGAAGAATACGGGTAACACCCCTACGGCGTTGGCATATATAGATGATGATACAGGAGGCTTCAGTTATAATACAGAAATTGGAACGTACTCATTCACTCTGAATACCAAACTCGTGTATAACAAGGTTTCAATGTGTTTTGCCAAGAATGGTGGTAAAATATTTCTTGAGAACCTTGTCAATTACTGGAACAAGGAGTACGATCTTCCGGTCAATGTTCTGAGTGATTATAGAGTGAGAGGAAATTCCATGCTTGATATGGAAAACGCACTACTGAATGTGCGGTTTATAAAAGGCGCTACCGGCTATATGCAGAATTCTGATGGATGGGCCATTTATCCGATATTTAAGGTAAAGAATACCGATAAAATTTGGGCAAACCAATATTATAGCGTGACATTTTTTATTCTGGATTATAAGGGTGCTATAATAACCACCGGTTCGTTCAAGACGCAGACGGGCATGGGACTTCCGGCATCCTATTTCCAGATTGCGGATTATGTGGATATAGCAGACATGGAAGAGGTCAACATGATTATAACCAGTAATGTGTCCTCTTTGGTTGTGACCAACGACTCCCCTTCCAATTCTGCGGAGTATTGGATTAAAAATCCCGATCTGCTGAAAGAAATCAATGCGGTGGAAGAAGCGCCAGTGGATGACCGTATTTATGGCAGAAAGAATGCACAGTGGGAGAAGATGGGTGAGAGCCTGTCACTCGCTGAAACAAAAACATACAATCTGTTTAACGGCAATCTGACCAATGCGTATCTTGACGCGTCAACCGGTGCGGTTGTATCCAATCCCTCATACCGTATCACGGATTTTATAGACTGTCCATCAGAAGGAGTCATTTCCGTTCAGGGTGTTACATCAGGACATATATATTGTTATACAGATGATGGTACATATATTCCGAAACGGGAACTGAACACACAAGGTGGTAGTTCCCCTTATCTTATGTTCGCAGCCCGTAAAGGAACCTCTAAGATACGGTTTGAGTTCCACATTAATAACAAGACAGGTGATTTGATGGTAAAACTGGGCGGAGGTGGAGACAGGACACCGTATATCAGTCATGTGAAACAGACTGTGCCGACTGACTATCTGTATCTTTACCGGATAGTCCGTAACTGGGATATCAGAACATGGTGGACCGGCAAGATTACTGATACATTGGGGGACAGCATCTCTCAGAATCCCGGATACCAGTTTTTTATAGACCGGATGTTAGGTACGATGTCACAATGGCACGGAATCGGAGGAACGCGTATCAGCGGCTCAAATGGTAATGCTTTCTGGCAGGATATCCGTATCAATGCTCTCGCAGAAGATGCAGTATTGATAAATGTCGCAGGAGGAACCAACGACAGAGGCGGCTACACATTGGGAGATATCTCCATGTCAAACCATGATACAAACACACTTTGCGGAGCGATCAATGTGCTCTTGTCCAAATTATACTACAGATATATGAAAGTGAAAGGATACTATGATGAGGTGAATTACACCGGAATTAATCAGGTGCCTGTCGCACGTAACATCAATATCCTGTTTGTCTTACCTCCTCACGTGTGTGAAACTTCTACCGCGGTAAACAATATTTCCGCTGACATGATCAAGGTTCTGAATCTGTGGGGGATCAAATACGTTGAATCCAAATTGCAGACCGGTATCAATGATATGAACAAGACTTGGTTTTACAGCCATTATACTGATAATACCATCATTGACCCGACACACGGAGGCATACCTTACTATGAAAGGATCGCCCGTGAAATAATTGCCCGAATGATGGAAATGACTCCTGTCGCAGACATTGAGGCTATGGCGGCTTCCACACGTACATATACTGTTACAATGCAGCAGGGAAACGGCTATCAGCTTGAAGCATATAATAACAGCGTGTCTCCCGTTTCTGAAGGTGGGGAGTTTAGTGTAAAGCTGACCATACAGGAGGGATACGATGGTAACTCGGCTAGCGTAAAGGCTAATGGAAGCTCTGTTGCCAAAGACAGCACTTTATCAGCTCCCGGACTTGATATTTATACAGTGAAGAATATAATGGAGAATGTGACCATATCGGTTGAGGGAATTGCTTCGATGTAATAGAGTAACCCGGAAAGTTATCAGTAACACTCAAAACATATATTTATGATACGAGAATTAATCATCAGAATAATGAACCATCTGTCCGTAGAAGTACATCCGGATGCGGAATGGTTCTAAACATAAGGGCTGACCTACACCAAGATCAGCCCTTACATCATAGTTGATGGATTACTCTACTATTAAATACTTTATACCTGATCTTACTAAAACATAAGCATTAGTAGGATATTCTGATTTCGCCAATAATCCATCTACTGCCTTACAGTAATCTCCATCTTTAGGAAGATAGTTCTCTGAAACAAGAATATTATTTATTTCATACATGATATTTTTGGCACAAATAACTTTCCCGTCTGAGCTGTTGAACATAGCAACAGATTCAATTTTACCATTAGCCTTATCCCCATATAGATTCACCAAATTACCGGCTAATATCGAACTTTCAGTTTTATATGTCTGTGCAATATCCGTTATTTCATTAAAATACAGAGTTGGTTTGGGAAAATAAACAATACTATTCCCCCAGCCACTAATTTTCATCTTTACACCTGATTCTTTTAAGGAACCATTAAATAACGTTGAAAGCCCATAGAACTTGTTACCTATAAACCTGTAATCTATAAAACTATTTGGGGATGGAATATTTTCCGAGGGCAACACATTGGTTGCATCGGAATAAAAATAGCACCCTTTAAACAGGATAAAATGTCTTCCATATCCCATACTGCCAAAATGTCCTCTCAAGCATGGATTTATACAATTAGTAAAAATCAGATTCATGTTAGATGCAATATCTATACCTATTGCTTGGGAACCATACGGCCAGCTATCCGCAGCCTCTCCATTATTCTTTCCACTGTCGAATTCCACATTGTCAAACCATAATTTATTAGATTCGCTTTCTTTAATGCCATTAACATGCACGGTATATCTTACATTTTTTCCAAAAATATAAAAGTTGTGGAAACTGCAATTCCTAGTTTTTTTTATCAACAATGGATGTAAATTAGATACAGGAGTTGGAAAACCACTGTCAGGCATATCACATACTATTTTTGTAGCCCTATTACCAACGCCGAACAAATGAATATTTTGCCTGTCAACCATTTCGATATAACAGACATAATTTTCCTTTGATTCTCCCGATAACGGATCTTCCGTTGCAAAATGATTAAATGATGATGTCCTGAACTCCCCTACAGCAAAAATATACCATTGTTTGTCTGTATCTTTTGGTATGGAATTTATGGCCCTCTGAATGGAATTTACATTGGCTTTATATCCTACAAATATATTAATCTCGTCCTCAATAGCTTGAAATTGATTCGCCGTTTCCTGATTGG